TTATGGTGTTTGTTCTTATTGTGATATGGGAGTTGGTTCACAGCCCATTATACTTGTTAAGACTACTGAGCATTAAATGGCAAAGCGCAAAAAAGCAACAGTAGCCCAAGAGGTAGAGAAAGCCGCTAAGCTATTGCAGAGATACGTCAGGCTCAAAGCCTCAGACGATAACGGCTACTGCACCTGCGTTACCTGCGGCAAGGTAGATCACTATAAGGCTATGCAAGGGGGACATTTTATTCCCAGAGGAAGAACTAGGTTGAAACTTCTGATTGAGAATGTGCATCCGCAATGCCCCTATTGCAACCAGTGGGGTATGGCTCAGGCACATTATGTATTGCGCTACAGAGAGTGGATGGTGGATTACTATGGCGAACGCAGGGTAAAGGCTATGGAAAAACTAGCATGGCGAACAGCACCTAAGTTTGACCGGCAAGAAGTGATCGAATTTCAGAGGGAATTAAAGGAAAAAATCAAGGAAGAAGAGTACAGAATAGGTGAATATTAAAATAAAGTTAATAAAAGTGTTGACAATGTATATTAATAGGTTTACAGTACACCTACATTAATCAAATACATAAGGAATACACACATGACTTCATTAACTAAAAGCCAAATTCAAGCAGAATTAGATGCGATTATGCTTAAGCTAAAAGATATGTCAGGAATTTTGCAAGAGCCAGAAGATCGCAAACTTCTTAAAAGAATGTATCAGTTAGTAGAAATGAAAAAAAATAAATAATCTAATCGCCCCCGAAAGGGGGCAACTAATCAAGGGGAATACTATGGAACATCAATTAACTTACATGGATATTAAGCGCAAGGAACAGCGCAAGACCGATTTTAGCGAGAACATCAAAGGCATTGTAGGCGCGTTAGCTTTGTTTGCTATGTATGCAATCGTTTCAACTATGGACTACCAAGACTGCTTACGAGGTGCTACATGCTAGAACAATATGAAGCGTTTATTTATAAGCACTACGACATTCTCAACAAGGAAGATGCAAGGTTATCTGATCTGCCTGATGAGGCTAAAGACGAGGCAGTATACATTTGGCTGAACAGCCATAAGACTTGGTTCGAGGACATCTATCCTGCAACATTCAGCAGAGGCGTAGGCAAAATAGCCACAGAAATGCTGTTTGGTAAAGCACCCTCAGCTAGTAAGATAGTGTCTAACCTGTTCATTGCTATGGCAGAAGATGCAGTAGAGCATGACAAAGATGACCTATGGTGGTCAGAGGCGTTAGAAACGCACCTAGACAGCATTGTTAATTTAGGTAACTTTGCTGATGACCTTAGAGATCGCATCTACCTGTACCTAGAACACACAATAGAGGATGAGATATTTAATGACTTGTCTCATCTAAACATACAAGGCGAAGAAGATCATGGCATCTATCGCTGTCGAGTAAGTGGGAACGCATAATGACTGATCTAGCGAAAAAATGGCAAGAACTTAGAGACGAATACCCGCCTCTGGAGATACCGCACGACAAAGAGGAGCGCACACAGTTTGAGAACTGGGTTGCAGAAATGGGATTTGATGGGATAATTGGAATAGATAGGGTGAAGCAAGATGACAAAAACTAAAAAAGCAATAAAAGAGGTAAACCAAATGGCAGATAAAGCGATACTAAAAGCGCAGTTTGATGCGTACAAAGCTAAAGCAAAAGCATGGTTAGCTGTCGAAGTATACGGACACAGCAGGGGCAAGATTTTACTAGCAGTGATCGTAATGGTTGCCGCAGTAGCTTTAGCTTCATAGTGTAACCCCTAGTAGCGGGCATCCTCCAAAAGCCTGATTAGCCAGATTGGTTCACTGGTGCTACGAAACGAACCATCTTCTCAGGTAATAACCAATATGCTTAAAAAGCATTAGATTGCGTTCTAAGACCTCTATATAATCCCGCCTTAACAACCTGAGACCCCCTATGAAAACTATCCTTACACTGGCGATTATCGCCCTTGTATGTATTGCCTATGACGATTTAGGCGGTAGATATATGAGAAAAGAAGACCAACCTGAAAATTAATTGCTTGACTGTAAAGCATTAGTTATAGTATATAGGCGATAGATAGAACCAATAATGAGGTAACTACTATGATGAGCCTAGAGCTAACTAACAAGATCAACACTTGTAAAGAGAACGGATGGACTGATCTGCTGTCTAAGCTAGACGAGATCACCCAAAGCCTAATCGAGAACCCTAGTGCAGGGCATCAGATCAAAACAGCATTAGTCTTTTGGAAAGATGCGGTCGACTGTCGCACCAAAGGACTACCCCCGCAAGAGCATGATATAATAATCAAGAACCCCAAGATGAATACCAGACAGGTGTTCGGAGCAGATATGTAAATGTTAAAAATAAACTATAGGGAAACTGGGGAGTTAATACCATACGTTAATAATAGTAGAACACATAGCGAACAACAGGTTCAGCAAGTGGCATCTAGTATTAAAGAATTTGGTTTCACTAATCCAATATTAATTGATGAAGATAATGGCATTATAGCGGGACACGGCAGACTGCAAGCCGCTCAAGTTTTAAATTTGGATAAAGTGCCAACCATAACCTTAAAAGGTTTATCGGAAACACAGCGTAAAGCATATGTAATTGCTGATAATAAATTGGCTTTAAATGCTGATTGGGATTATGAAGCGTTAAAATTAGAAATATTAGATATAGGCGATGATATTGATTTAGCTTTACTTGGATTTGATGATGATGAATTATCAGCGATTATTGATGGATTGGAAGAAGCTGAACCTGAATTAAAAGAAGAAGATTATAAAGAAGTATTTAATATTATTGTTAGCTGTAAAGATGAAAACCATCAGGAACGTGTTTATAACGAATTATTAGAAAAGGGATACGAATGCCAAGTTCAAAGTTTGTAATAGAAACAAAAATTCCATCAAGTTTCCGAGTAGAAAAGGTCAAAGGGCAATTTGATTATGATGCTTCAGTTATAAAGAAAGAATTTGACGTTAATATATCGATTGAAGATGAAAAATGGAATATAGGTTTAATAGTTGGAGCAAGTGGTTCAGGTAAAACCACAATAGCAAAAAGAGTATTTGAAGACTTTGAATTATTTGATGGCTTTAATTGGTCGGATAAAACAATAATTGATGATTTTTCAGATGAGTTAACTCCAAAAGAAATTACAGAATCATTATCAAAAGTTGGTTTTTCTAGCCCACCAGATTGGCTAAAGTCGTTTGGTGTGTTATCCAATGGACAGAAAATGCGTGCAGAATTAGCGCGTTTAATATTGGAATGCGATAAGCCAATTATATATGATGAGTTCACATCTGTTGTTGATAGACAAGTGGCGCAAATTGGTAGTTCAGCTATACAAAAGTTTATTAGGAGGGAAGATAAACAATTTATAGCTGTTTCTTGTCATTATGACATTGAAGAATGGTTAGAGCCTGATTGGGTATATGATGCCAATAAGAAAGAATTTTATCGGAGGCGGCTTAGGCGACCAGAAATTGAAGTTAACATCCGTAAAGCAGAAAAATCAGAATGGAACTTATTTAAAGAGTTTCATTATTTGAGTGCTAACCATAATAACGCGTCACATAAATATATAGCTGAAATTGGGGGTGAACCTGTTGCATGGTGTAGTATTTTACATTTCCCGCATCCAAAGGTTTCAAACTTCAAAAGGATACATAGAATAGTTGTTAAGCCAGATTATCAAGGCATAGGTTTGGGTGGTAAGTTTATGTCCGTTTTAGCCAAGCAATATGTTGAGGATGGTTTTAGAATAAGACTTGTAACATCATCTCCAAATTTTATACATGGATTAAAGCACTCTAAAAATTGGATTATGGTGCGAAAGCCTAGTAGAGTATCTATATCACCATCAAAACATAAAAATATTACAGCGGGTATAAAAGCGGTAAGAAAAGGTTTATCCGTTGAAAGACTAACTGCATCATTTGAATATAGACCATGATTATGAAGAATGGCAAACAAGGCGAGGGGGGCGGCAGACCACCAGTAGTTCTCAATGATAAACAGATGGTTGAACTACAGGCACTATCTGCTGTCCTGAACAAAAGCCAAGTTGCTGATTACTTTGGCATTACTGAAAAGACCCTTAGAGAGATAGAGAGAAGACAGCCAGAAGTAAATACCGCATATAAAAAGGGCAAAGTGAAACAGATAGCCAGTATGGGTAGCAACCTTGTTCAATTAGCTAAAGCAGGTAATGTGGCGGCTAATATCTTTTATCTAAAAACTCAGGGCGGTTGGAAAGAAGAACAACAAGAGCC